CGGGCGATGATGCGAGGTTGATAAAGAAAGACGGCGTGGTGCAGGTTATCGACAAAGGCACCGCATTTGCGAAATTGAAAGGACCGGAATAATGGCGACGAAAGAAACGAATATCATGAACGCTATCATGGTCGCGCTATCGGCGGCGGGGTGTCTTATGTGGCGTCAGAATACAGGGGCCATGCGCGACCCCAGCGGCAGGCTTGTGCGCTACGGCCTATGCACGGGATCGGCAGACCTGATAGGCATCGCGCGTGACGCGGTGTTCCTAGCCATCGAGGTAAAAACCCTCACAGGCCGCGTATCACCCGCCCAGACCGCGTTTATAGCTGCGGTTCGCCGTCATGGGGGTCGGGCTGGTGTTGCGCGGTCGGTTGAGGATGCGCTTGCGATTGCTTCGACGCCGCCTGACTGACCAGTGACCGGATCATGTCTGCTATGGATTTCCAGCCGCCTTGTGCGGTGGTTTCCTGAAACTGTGTTTTTTCCGCGTCGGTCAGGCGGATTTGGTGGACTGCTGTTTTTGTCATTGCGCTGGCCTTGTGATTACAGTAATGTCATAACGATAGCGCATTGATAGGCGGTGCGCAAGAAGGGAGAAAGATATGGAAGACCAGACAGAGATTGCCGTAATCGACACAAAGCAATTCAACCTGCCAGAGCCGACTGTTTTCAAGGAACAGATGGAGGGCGCGTTTGCGAAGATGTATGAGAAGATCGACGCCGATCTTGCAAGCCGCGTTGTGGACTTGACCACCGACAAGGGCCGCAAGCAGATCGCCAGCGATGCGCGCAAAATTTCAACGCTTAAGGTTCGCATGGTTGAAAAGGCTGGCGAACTTGTGGCCGATCAGAAAGCTATCATCGAGACGGTGACAAAAACCCGTCAGGCAATGGAGGCCGAGTTTGACAAGCGCCGGGATGCGGCCCGCGCCCCACTGACAAAGTGGGAGGAAACAGTCAAGCAGATCGAGGACCGCGCCAAGTCGGAGCGTAACTTCATGCTGACGATCCGCGCGCAATCCGTTGATGGGGTTTTGGTTGCCGACATGACCGGAAAGCAGCTTGAGGCATTGCAGGATGCGCGTTTGGAAATGGTTTTTTCCGAAAGCCTGTATGGAGATGCTGCAAGTGACCTTGCCGCGCTTAACCGTTCAACTATTGAGTTTCTGGGGGCGGCTGCAATGGCAGCGTTCAAGGCCGAGGACGAAGCCAAGGAACTTGAGGAACTGCGGGCCATGCGCGCGGAAAAGCTGGAACAGGACGCCCGCGCCGAGGCCGAACGTATTGCGGCACAGGAAGCCGCTGCACTTGCGGAACGTCAAGAGGCGGAACGGATTGCAGCAGAGAAGGCCGAAGCCGAACGCAAAGCCGCAGAAGAAAAGCGCATCAAGGAACAGGCCGAGGCAGACGCAAAAGCCCGCGTTGAGGCGGCACAGGAAGCAGCGCGCGTTGCTGTTGCAAAGGCCGAGGCAGATGCGGCTGCATTGGTGAAAAAAGCCGCTGATGATCGCGCGGCGCAGGATAAGGCCGAGGCTGATCGCATCGCCGCCGAAGCCGCAGAGAACAAGCGCCGCGAGGAAGACCAGAACCATCGCCGCACGATCAATCAAGCGGCTGTGGCGTCACTGTCTGCGATTGGCCTGTCCGAAGACCATTGCAAAGCCGTTGTCGTGGCGATTGCAAAGGGTCAGATTTCACACGTTTCAATCAAGTATTGAGGGAGAAAACCATGACCATCACCTACCACCACGACCTAGACCAAGGCAGCGAGGCTTGGCTTGCCGCGCGTATGGGCGTCCTGACCGCCTCGCAGGTAAAATTGATCCTGACACCAACTCTAAAAACAGCGAACAACGATAAAACCCGCGCGCATGTTTTCGACATCGCGGCCCAGCGCATCACGCAGTATCTGGAGCCGCAATTCATCGGCGATGATATGCTGCGCGGGATGGAAGACGAAACCTACGCGCGGGAAAAATACGAGGAGAAAGACGCGCCGGTGACGGAATGCGGTTTCATCACCAGCGACAAATTCGGCTTCACTTTGGGTTATAGCCCTGACGGATTGGTCGGCGATGATGGGCTGATCGAGGTCAAGTCCAGGATGCAGAAACACCAGCTTGCCACCATTGCGGCGGGCGAGGTTCCGGCTGAATACATGATGCAGCTTCAAACCGGCTTGCTGATCACGGAACGCAAGTGGATTGATTTCATCAGCTATTGCGGCGGGATGCCTATGTGGGTTTGCCGCGTTTATCCTGACGCGGTTATCCAGTCTGCAATCATCGACGCGGCGACCGAGTTTGAGGCATCGGTGCAGAACGTGATCGCGGCATATGATGCGGCAATCACCGCACCCGGCGCGCGGGCTTATCCGACCGAGAGACGGGCAGATTTCCGCGACATGCAAGAGGGAGAATACGCATGACGATTATCAGGGTTATTGATTTTGAGACGACAGGAACAGAGCCGCCAGCACAGGTTTGTGAAGTCGGTTACTGCGATGTTGATGTGACCACGCGCGACATTCAACCGTGGAAGTCTTGGCTTTGTGGCGTCAATTCCATGCCGCCAGACGTTCGCGCCGTGCATCACATCAGCTTGGCGGAATGCGATGGCTTGCCGCCGTTTGATCCTGATACATGCGACAGCGATGCGGTTTATGGGTTTGCTGCCCATAACGCTGATTTTGAGGGCAAGTTTTTCCAGACCCCGAAGCCCATGATCTGCACATACAAGGCGGCTCTGCGTGTATGGCCGGACGCGCCAACCCACAGCAACGGAGGGCTGCGCTACTGGCTGGAGGATCAGGGCCTTGTTTCGCCAGATCACGCTATGACCATGCCAAGTCACCGCGCCGGACCTGACGCATATGTGACTGCATGGCTTTTGGTAGCACTGCTGAACGCAGGCGCGACCGGAAAGCAGATGATCGCATGGACCAAAGAACCAAAGCTGATGCCGAAGTGTCCGATTGGCAAGTTTCGCGGCAAGCCGTGGCCTGAGGTCGATGCCGGATTTCTTGGGTGGATGTTGCGCCAAGCCGATATGGATGCAGATTTGAAATGGAACGCGCAACGAGAACTTTTGCGCCGTGAAGGGAGAACGGAATGAACGACTTCGCAAAATCGCTTGAGGCCAAGAGCGACCAGATCAACAACACCGATTTGTCAGGCGCGCCGCAAACGATCAAGATCACGCGCATCAACGTCAACATGCGCGAGGATCAGCCGGTAAGCATCAGCTTTGAAGGCAGCGAAAAGGTGTATCGCCCATGCAAAGGAATGCGCCGAGCCCTCGCCGAGATTTGGGGCGCTGATCCTTGGGCGTTCATCGGGCGCAGCCTGACGCTATACCGCGACCCAGATGTAAGGTTTGGCGCTGATACCACGGGCGGCACCCGGATCAGCCATGCTACGCACATAGACGGCCCGAAGAAAGTCACGGTCCCGGTATCGCGCGGCAAGGTCAAGACCTACCATATCCAGCCGCTTACCATCGCATCCGCCCCCACGGCCCCAGCCAACGCCCTTGCCCTATGCGAGGCGGCGGCAGGACGCGGAACAGAGGCTTTCCGGGCTTGGTGGGGTTCGGATGAGGGTAAGGCGTGCCGTTCTGTTGCGCAGGCCAATATTGAGGCGCTGAAGTCCATGGCGTCTTCTGCTGATCCTGCGCCGGATCAAGGCGACGACGAGCCGCCTATGTGATCCACTACACATCGCAACGAATAACCCCGGCCAGCGATGAACTGGCCGGGGTTTTCTATACGTCAAACCCCTCTTGCGTCGGATGCGGGGCGGGCGGGGCAATGAACATATCTGGCTGGCGGGCGGCTTCATCGACGCGCTTGCACATGATCTCGAAGTAATCGGGATCGAGTTCGATTGCGGTGCAGTGCCGCCCCATCCGCTGACACGCCACGGCAGTCGTCCCACTACCTGCAAACGGGTCGAGGATGGTCTTGGCGTCTGGCAGGAAGCTGAGGCACCATTCCATGAGGGCGACGGGCTTCTGGGTGGGGTGAACTGCTCGCTGTCCGCGTTCGCTATCCTTGAAAGCGCCGCACCATTGGTGTTCGAAGATGCGCGCGGTTCCAGTTGCGTTGGTCCAAGCGATCTCGCAATCGGCGTAAGAATTATTTCCGGTCTTCTTGTGCCAGATCATCACGCCCGGAGAAGCGCCCATGACATCTGCAAAATAATTGCCGCCCCAGACGACATATTTCTTCATCGCCATGATTGCGGCAAAAACTTCCGGACACGGCTTGACATCCCACCCCGCCGCCTTGTCGTCTGTGGAATAGATCGTTTCCTTGCCAAACATCTTGCCGCCTGTGTCGGTCTTCTTAAAAATCCCATAAGGCGGATCAGTAACCACCGCATCAAACCGCCCCAACTCCTTCATAACAGAAAGACAATCCCCCAAAATAAGCCGCTGACCGCCAATTCGTTCTTCCTTGATAATCATCCGAACACCACGCCTTCCATGCCTGCCAGCCCCAGCGATTCAATATCCCGCCATAGCCTGCGCCGTGCCTGTTCCCATTCCGGCGCGCACCGCGGCTCGTGCAGGACAGCCCAGCGATAGGCGTCAAGCTGGTCGAGGAATTTAAGCCTGATCCGCGTATCAAGCGACAGGCCGACATATCCGATCCATGCCAGATAGGCATCATCCGCCATATCAAGCGCCGCCTGCAATCCCGGCACCGCATCCTTGTCAGGCCGGGACCAATCGCGGGTGAACACCTCGGCCAGATCATGCGTCAGAATTGCCTCGTCCAGTTCGGGATAAGCCCCCGGCCAGAGCATACGCCGCAGCCGCAGCATTCGGTTTTGATGGGCATCAACCGTATCGCCTGAGTGCCGCAGCGCAGGCCAAGGGTTGCTATGCCATCGCAGGGTTGACCCGTGGGACCATGTGTCTGTCATTACATGATCATCACAGGCATAAGGACACCAGTGAACGCGGAATCCTCAGCTTTGATCATCGCAGGATCACCCGGACCTGCGCTGGAAATATTGATCACCCCATGCTTGCGCGTGAAATCCTTGAGATATTGGATATTAAATCCAACCCTTGGCCCGTGGCCTTGCAGCGGGACAGATACAGACACTTCACCAAGTTCCTTGCATGTCAACTTCCCGTTTTCTGGGTCCAGGATTGCGCACCGACCCACATCTGGAATGCGGCTGATTTGCGCATGTGAAATCGTGCAGGAAAACTTGTCGGATGGCGTAGGGATAGTTCTGGCATAGTTTGGATATTCTCCGTCAATCATCTTTGATGTGATCGTCCATTCTGGATGAGTAAACCGCATTTTCATTCCGTTTTGATCGAACAAGACGGAATGATTGCCGCCGGGTTTCATTGCCGAGATCAGTAGAAGCGCGGTCTTGCGTGGCAAAATCGCAGGCTCAAGCGTCCATGCTACGCCAAGGTCATAGATAGACATCCGACGCCCATCGGTCGCCACCGCGCGCAGATTGCCGTCAACGCTGTGCAGGGAAACGCCATTCAGAGAGTATCTGGATTCTTCGCTCGACATTGCAAACGCGACACTTGACAGGGCTTTGTGCAACATGGTTTCCGTCATTTCAACCGATGATTTTGGCTCAAAACCCATCAACGGCATATCTGACGCGGGGCAGAACAGGTTGACGGTCATGGACATGCCGTCGTTTTCTAGCGTTGCAGTTTCTGCGGTTGCGGTCAGCGATACAGCCCCAATAGAACCGCGAATAAACGCGGTGAAAGTCTTGGGGGTGATCGTGATGGCAAACGGCTCTGTATCCGTGCAGTCAATTTCAGCGCTTGCATAAATATCAAGATCAGTGCCGGAAATCGTCATTTTCTCGCCGGATGCCTTGATCATCACATTTCCGAGAATTGGAATGGTATTCCGCCGATCGATCACACGTCCGATGATTGCGAGCGCGGCCTTTGCGTCTTTTGCTTGAAAAGCTGTCATTTCGTCTCTCCCTTGATTGCTGATTTTGCCATGGTGATCAGAATATCCCGAAACGCTGTCGGCGTTCCGATCCTGTAGGTGTTATCCTTGCCGCCCCCTTTGAACGCCAACTCACCGGCGCGCTTGCAGTATGCCAGGCCATGCTTGGCGATAGCCTCGGGCGGGAATGACGGATCACTCTTGCCCCAAGACAGTTCCGGCAACCGACATCCGACCGCGTAAAGCAACGTCGGCTTTCGGGCGTAGTGACCATAGCGGCCTTGTTCGACGCAGCACGTCCAGCCGTAATCGTCTGCGATGATCCATCCCCCGGTGCGCGGTGGCACCGCAAGCCCGAAGTGCGGCCAAGCGTGACTGCCCCACGGATGCTCCAGGACGCCGCCCCATTTGCGCACCGATGCCAGGGCGGCGGCAAAGCACCCGCCGTCATCGCCCTTGATCTTGCGCTCACCTGTGCGCTTGATCCATAGTGGCTGGCCCGCCCATAGCTTTCCCCATCTTTGACATGGCGGATGCGCGGCAACAGGCCAAGGCCCAGCATATGTGCGGGCGTCCCGGTCCTGGTCCCATGGGTCAACGTCAGGCATATTGAAATAGCTGCCCCCTGTCTGGACATATAGAGCGGCGATCATCCCCGCCCCTGCCATTCTTCGCGGATCGCCCGCAGATACTTGGTGATGGTATTCGGTGCCAGCCCGGTTTCCTCGGCAAGCTGCCCCGGCGTGATGCCCGGTTTTTCGTGCAGGATTGCCCTGATGCGGTCCAATACGATCGGCGTAATTCCAGCCATTTCATGCGCCCTTTCGCGTTTGATGCCATCTTGTCGCATTTTCCGCTTGACTGTGCAAGCACAATCGCGCAATGTGTCCTTACAGCGCCACCCCGGCGCAGGGAGATACCGAAAATGACAAGCCCCGCCGCTATCATCCGTGCAGTCAAGTCCGATCCATCCCGTTATGTTGTGTTTGTCGGCAATGCCTGTGCCGTTTTGGATGTCGCCGCCGCGTCTGCCGTCAGTGTCAGCCGGACAGTCGCGCTTTCTGCGGTACAGTTTGGCCGCATGTCGGTTGATAGCACCCACCCGGACGGGATCTGCTTTTCCGCCTAACCCCCACGCGGGGCCCCCCCACCATCAGGATAAAACCAAATGACCATCGCACAAACCATCATCACCGCACAGGAATACGCCAAGCGCGATGCGGTTGAGGCAGCTTGCCGCATCTTGAATGAGGCTATCATCAAGGCCAAGCGTGGCAAGGATCAGATGCGCCTTGATATTGCCAAGCTGGCCATACTTGACGCTGCCGTAGATGCAACCGTTGCTCGTTCGCAGCGCGCATGATCACACATAAGGGAGAAACACCGTGAAGATCACCGCATACAAAGGCTTCGACGCAAACCTGCAATGTCGCGGGTTCCAGTTCGAGGTTGGAT